TTCCACCCCTAAATAGGGGTTCCGTACGAGGACGGGCCTATATGTGCAAAGCCTAATCATATAATACAAAGTTCACGGTTCACGACTATATACATAACTGGTATCCATATACACACAACTATTTTTATACATATGCCCGCATAGTTACGGGCAGAGGGACGCTTATAGATTCCCGGTCTAAAAGTTGTCAATGGCTTCTAGTGCCGCTGTGAACATTTCAGGCAATGCAGCCATCATGATCGCAGAAAACACCATCCACAATTGATTATACAACCAAAACACTCCACCAAAATTTATTAACATATATATAAACACGTAATGGTAGTAGCGCATGGTTGTTGGGACGAATCGCACTCTTCCATTTAGCACGCATCGTCCGAAATATATCTGGATTGGTAAACCAATGCAGACATTGAACAGCGGGGCATACCTTTCAACAGGAAATATGCCCAATGATCCATTGCAGTGCTCATAGATCGATACTGAATAGGGGATAAATTCATCACCACAAAATTGGTGCGCAGCCGCAGCTGCACTAGGTAATGATCGCAATACCAACTGGTAATACAAATCCCGAAAAACCACCCCATAGAGCAACATCAAAGTTGCAACTACAGGAGCAATCGTAAAAGCATCGATAATATAGGCATGGTCCAACATAAGCTGAGCGAATTCATATAAATCCTCAAAGTCTGTGTCAAATGTGGCGTTTATATGATCAGTCATAAAACGCTGACGATCTTCAAGAGGTTCATCCTCACTCTGAAGAAAAGCTTGACGGGTCACAGACATATACTCGGTATAAGAGGGTTCATATTCTCCAGCTTGAATGTCGAAAACTTCTTCTGGTTCCTCCTCCTCTTCATCTCCATCGTACAAATACCTAGTACGCCAACGCGCAATCATTTGGTCATATGTACAATCCAAGAGATGACACAGGTGGGTAATACCAGCTTTCTCGGCAACGGATCGCATTTGCTCTCTTCGCTGTTCATAAACATCCCTTCCATGATTCATCCATTCTCTCAGAGCTCCATCAATGTTCTGACCAGCAACTTGTTGATTAGTCAAAACTTTAGATTTGAGGTTTGAGTGTAAGCTCTTCCAAATAGATTTCTCATCCAAAGCTCCCATCGTAAAACCAAGTTCATGACAAAACACATTTTTTCGCTTCAAGAAATCAGCATCGCTATCATTCATAAAAGGAATTGGGGCGGATTCTTTATCTGGCATGGTAAATTTCATGTCATGCTTAGCAAAGAATTCTGCGCAATAGATGTGATTGAATTTGTCATGACCCTTCTTCACAGAACCTTTAACATCATCTCCATAGGTCATAAGTTTACATACATCCCGGAAGTCCAACTTACTTCTCACTCCATTGAGCGAGAAAAAAGCACACCGAAATAGCAACGAATTGACCAAAGAATTGATATACACAGTCAAGTTCTGTCCAGATGGATTGGAGCCAATATGTTGAATGAGATCACCATTGTAGGCCATGACAGGATAACAAATGTCAGTAGCAATGCCCTTCATGATGGTAATATCTTCTTTCGAATAACCACAAATCTTTGATAGCTCTATCATAATTCGGAAAGCACTGAACATGATTTGAGCGGGCATACGCAAATCGTATTTGCTGTAATCTCCTGCCAAGATGCGATCTTTGCCGAATGTACACATGTGGTCGCTCAATTCGGACCAATCAGGTCCCATACAATTCACTCCTACTGCGCACTCAGACAGTGCAGGAAAGAGTGAAAGTATTCTTGCGATAGGTAAGTAATACATTCGGGTCATCATTTGCAATACAATGGGTGCAGCTTGGAAGACTCGCACTTTATCCTTAGAAACTGGTGTGGGTTCATCTTTTAGACATGCTTTAAATGTGGCATAATAACGCTCTCCCGAAAGATAAGCGGTTTTAGCCTTTTCAAATTCTTGCCAAAAGATATCGTCCAGTTCTGCAGGACAATTAAATCCTTCAAACATAGAGGGGTCCAGATAGGTCAGATGATCTCGCTTTGGTCCAGACAATGGGTACCCAACAGAAGTGTTAGGTGGCATCTTATCAATGAATTTCTTCCCATCAATGCCACAAATAGTTTCCATCTTCGTCAAGGGCTTGGTCGCTTCTCGTAAGGCATGGTATTCTGTCAACAAATCAGAAAAGGGTTTCATATAATCATCGCACGCACGCGATAATAATGATCCCTCTATTCCATGTGATGGTTGACATGAATGTTGCAAAGATTTCTCCCATGCATCCCCTTTCGAGAATTTGGGCGGTCCCCATTGATTGGGCACCCCACAAACTTCTTCAACAATATCGGATATGCATGATTTCTCTACTTCCGAGAAATACTTCACACGGCCTTGGCACGAACCAAATACTTGAATGTTGGGTGTTTTTCCATCAACTATTGGTAATTTCCTCACCGGAGACTTCTCATGTATCTCCGGTTTCTCAAAAAACTGAACACCATATTTCTCAGTTTCATAAGTACCAGAACTTGTTGATAGCAAAACGGAAGGAATTTGTTCCAATTGTTGCAATGCTAATTCCAATTGTTGACGAGTTACAGTCCCTGCACCTCCTCGAGTTTTGCCTGTAACACCACCAAGGTGAAGACCTGCAATAAAAGGAGCTTTGGTTTCCGCAACATGCGTACCCATACAAAATCCGACTTCTGTAGGAAATGTCAAATTGTATTCACCACCAAAGAATTTCATAAAACGATTTGACGTCTGACAAGGTGTAAACAATGTCTGACTAGTTCTACAAATTCCCTCGTGATTCTTCCAAATAAATTCAGTCGGTATTGGCGTTGTGGGTCGCGACAAAGGGAAATAGTCACGCATGTCCTTCCAAGATCCACCATTTGGTACCCATATCAAAGACATATCCATGTCTGGCACATCCACTGAATGAACTTTTGAAATGAAACTAGTGAAATTACCTCCAATCCGTGATGGTTCATGCCGTGTAAATTTGCACAACATTTCACCACACTTCCAAACATGACGGGGTATAATGGCAACATTAGAACATAAAAAGAATGCATCACATCCATATTGTTTTCCATTTATTGTTGCCGTCATGTGTGTAAGATTGTTACGCACCATTGCTTTTAAATCAGAAGCAGTTGTGGTGCGAGCTTTCTTCGTAACAGGGATCGGAGTCAAATGGACATTAGCCCAATTCATTTCCTTTTTCACAGTTTCAGTCAAATCATTCTCATCACGATTCTTGATATCTGCCATGGTAGGGTGCATCATTCCTTGATTACAAAACACAGATCGCGTATCGCGTGCGTTACGACACACATAATACGCAGCTGTCAATAATGCACTTCCTGCCAGAATGTACTTAATCTTTGATTGCATCTCACATCTTGCAAGTCTTTCTCCCAAAGTAGTATCACGAGCAGTTTCAATTAATAATTGATACTCACAACACCACAAATAGAGATAACTAGCAGATAGTATAAAAAACAACCAAACCAAATTAAAGACAGTCCATGGCAATAATGCACCAAGAATCAATAAGAATGTAGTGGCACAGCAAATGGCAAGATAAACCAGGGATCGCGAATAATGCCCATACGAGAAAGCATAAGCATATCGAATCCAACGGTTTTGAAAGAACCATGCAGGTGTCCAAGACATAAAACGGTCAATGATGGGGTTAGACAAAGACTCTAAACGTGAATAAATGGAAGCCCAGGCATCTCCGACTATTTCTCCAGCTTGATTGCTGAAATGAATTCGTCGGTTTGGCACAGGGCGCCCAAAGGGCCCACGTTTCTTGCTTTGGGAAGGTCCAGGAACGTATGGCGAATCAATGTACGCAACTTCGTGCTGACCATCATCATCACACGTACACAAATCAGTGTGTGCACGGCAATCCTTGCAAAAGGTCAATTTTTGAGCCAAATGACTATTATTATTGACAATTTTGCGTTGATGGGCAAAGTGCATTTGACTATCAGCATTAACAAAGCGCATGAGTGTAGGCATATCAATTTTCTCCATTAACATACCATTCCAGATCAGGGTCTTCCAACCAATTGTATCAGCCTGATTCTTTACTTTACTAGCAATAGGATAGGCTTTCTCAACATGGAATTGCCATAAATCTGGAATTTGGGGAGGTTCATCACCATAAAACTCAAACACTTTTCTTTCGTCAAGCATATTGTTCGTAGCAAACTGGGGTCTAACGGTAGCAGTAACAATGATATTTGCTCGTCTTGCGATAGAGACGGGTTCATTGGAATATGTATGTGCGCAAAAGTCTTTAACGTTTGTTGTGCACACTACAACCTTGGGTTGAATTGATACTTTACCCTTCAATTCAGCCTCAGCCATATTCGCATACATTTTTACATTGTTAACCATTTCAAGAATTCGTACAGTTGGAGCAGTTTCCACGAAGTCGGATTTTGTATTTCCAACATCGTCCAAGAAAACTCCCTGTATTGAAGACTTGTAATTTGACATGTATTTGTCATGTTCATTCAGCACAATCATGGCTTCATCATCAGCTCGAAAACCATTATATACTAAAGAACTTACCATTAGAAGAGGACCAATAGTAGATTTACCAACACTCGATTTGCCATAAATACCAATGCAGTAGGGTTTCTCACGAATCCCACCGGTTTGTCGGTATTGGACAAATGTGGAGTGCAAATCCTGGAGTTTTGTAACGCGATCTTGCAACTGCTTTTTCACCAGAGAACTCTTAACAGTTTTTGCAATTCGCTTGCCCAAATCAATTGTATCTGAATACATCTTCTCAAGATCATTTTCATCAATAGATAGAATTGATAAGTTGCCTGGACGAGCATAATCTGCATACTTTCGACATTGAAGATACTTCTCGTCGAATTGACGCATTTCATGCTCCCCATACAACAAGGGCTTAATACTCCCGGTTCGGAAACTTTCGTACCCACCTTCAACAAAAAACACAATGGTGGATAAGAAAGCGTCAGTCATATCATAACAACTGACATGTTTGGGTACGCTCAACTCAGAGAACAGTTTGAAGCCCCCTACTTCAGGATTGATAGATGTCATATTGACTATTCCGGCTCCAATGAGCAAGGAAAGCAATTTTGACACTTTCTCGAATCCTTCATTCTGGGTGGCTAACTTCCAATTACTATTGGCTGTTCTCAAAGTTTTGAGCCATTCAGCTTCCATGGATGTCTCCTCACTCTGGCAATCCATACCAGAAAGGATCTCATCCGCTGTATTACATTTTGCAATATGGTTACGGAGGTCTGCTATTTCAAATAAATCTGAAATGCATTGCAAAATTACAGAACTTAGGGAAGTTGAATAATGGGATTTCACGTATGAAAGGACTGCAGCCAGAACACCTTTCCAGCTCTTACTATCCATAACAGACGTAAACAACAACACGAGGGCTTCCACTTCCTTCATCAATTCATCCCGATGGGATGATACATAGGAAGACATCTCGCGTGAGGCAACAGACCACATTAGGTCTGCCAATCCCTGAGGTTCAAACGAACACGTCCGAATTTTCTGACGGCGCTTAGTGTTCCGTAAGCGCTTCATTCGTGTTCGGTTGGACTTGGCGCTTCTATGTGTGCGTTTCCACAGATGGTACACTCGCCTTCGTTCTTCATAAATTTCAGTATGATTAGGAACGAAGCAGGTCCATAGGAGCACTCCATAGAGGCAAAGGTACACCACGGGAACAAAGTTGGTGTATGAGACAAATCGTGTTAAACTTAACGCCGCAGTAGCGGTGGACATTGAGACTTGCACCATTTCATTGGCTAAACTAGCCGCGGTAACAAGAATGTACTCCACAGGGGGGGCGATATTATCCTCGAGCCGTTCGAGTTGGGCAATACATACGGTAATGTAGATACAAATACCTAGTACGCCCGAAAGACACAACCAGGTCATTAGGCTGGTTGCGGGCTGATGAGACCAATACATCGGAATTTTGCGTGGTCCGAAGACATTACAAGGGCACGTCTTACCTCTGCGGGGTTTTGATAAGGGAGACTTTACTCCACGGGTCCCTACTAGCCTGGGAATCGGCTGATGGCAATCTTTCTTTTACTCCTAAGTCCAAAAGGAGTGGCTATGCATTCGGGCACAGCTACCTACATTGTGTCAAAGCCTTGGAGTGACACATAACTCCTTACACTGAATGTACGCCGATAGATAAAACTATCGATTCTAAATACTTAGACAGCGCTTTTATACTCTTAGTCTGAGTCGTTCACAAATCACTATAGTGGTGCTGCTATAATAACATGATTCATAAACAATTTATGTTGTAAAATGGATGACCAATCCATGCACCTGGTCGGCCGTGATATTTCAGTTAATACGGAATCTTGGTAACCGCATACATCTAGTATACAAATACTATAAAACTTCAATTGTAGAAGTATAATAGGCGTCGTAACGCCTAAGATACCTCAAAATTGTAAAGTTCTATAGAGCGATTGACGCTAAAATTTGGCTGGTTTGTAAACCAGCAACTAAATGCAAAAC